GCTGTAACAGTTGGTTTTGTAGGGGGGCTTGTTGTATTTCCTGAGCGAATCTAAAGCCGCCCTGAGCCGAACCTAAAGGGTCAGCCACTTGAGCAAGTAATGGTATGTTTGCATTCAAATTAAATGACATTACATTAACACCTTTAAGAATCCAGTTTCAGGGTCGGTTATTACTAAGTCAGGTCTAGTCAATCGAAGCTCTTGTGCTATTGGGCCGGTTTCGTCTTGGTCGCCAACAATCGCCTTGGCTTCCTCCGTCCAATCCCAAGTGTATATATTTACACCGTTATTAGGATGAATATGTGAGAACTCTATATTGGTTTTTAATCGCTGATCACTAAATGCTAGTTTACCTAAGCCAGTACCCAATCCAATAATATTGTTAACTCCTTGCGCGCCCGCCTGCTGCTGTCCGATAACTCCAGCCGCTTGAGCGTTTGCCACATTACCAAGGATGCCGCCGATATTGCCTGCCGTATTAAGTCCGGACACGCCAACTTGAGCCGCTGAACTTTGGCCTATGTTAGCTGCATTAAACTGGTTCTGTATCTGGCCTTGAATATTTCCTATGTTCTGCTGTGAGAACTGATTACCCAATAGAAGCTGCTGCCTGATTAGTGCGTCCCGAGTACCACCCGAGAACCCTTTGCCCCTGGAACCCTGAACGTTCAACAACCGCTGCTCTTGCTGCTGTGCTAATGCTTGAAAGAATGGGTTATTAAGAACGCCTGAAGTGGGATCGCTGATTGCCGCCTGCTGCTGTTCAAACAAACCTGGCAACTGACCTATTCCCTGGTCTACGCCAAACTGAGTGAAGGGTTGAAGTCCTTCCTCTAGCCTAAACTGTGCCGCCTCTGCAATTGCCGCAGCTTCACGACCTGACGCCGCCTGTATTCCTGCTGCCTCTTTGGCTGCGTCTGCTGCGTCTTTACCTGAAAGACTATCAAGAGCATCAGAACCAAAAGGCCGCAATCCCGTCACATCCTCGATAGGGTCTAAGACGTTCTCTTGTAAAAAATCACCTGCATCCTCTACCGCACCCATATCTAATTCCTCGTTATGGTCATCAACCATTTATCGTACATTGTATCATCTTTTTCATAACTGTTTTCTAGGGTGTCGATCAGCTCGAAGCCCTGTAATTCTGCGTACTGCCTGACGTTTGGGTATAGTGAAGGGATCGATGCTACCAATGTATTATAGTAGGTATTGTCCCAAAGCCACTGCATACCCTTATCGCCAAATTCTTTGCTGTGCTGCTCTCTATATTCTGGAATGATCTGTACATGTACTTGGTGATAACCATTTGGTGTGTCGTGAACCAGCACAATACCTATCACCTCGTCATCAACCGCACCCGTCACATATAACCAAGAGTCATCAGGCTTATATTCTTCTTTTTTTAGCCTGTGGCCCCCGATCATTTCCCATATACCGTCAGTGGTTAGGATTCGTTTCACCAAATCCATATCTGTGGTGCGTTCAAATATCAAGTAATATCCGCGCCGCTACAGTTGGCATTCACATCAGTTCCATTATCTTGCTTTGCTTGCACCTTCATGCCGGTTTCTAATATTTCGCCCTGTATTTCGATAACGTTCCAAGTCTTACCTGGCGGTATCGCTTTAACCACAAGTGTATTGCCAGTATCCGCCGTACCGCTAGACTCAACAACGTGAACAGTGACCGTTCTGTTAACACTTCCAGAGTTATAGAATGATAGCTTTCTAACCACTACCATTGTATTAGTAGCAACGGCGGCGACAATATCCGCCTCAGAAGTTGATAACTGCAAGTTACTTGCATAGTTTTGTGGCGTTCTGGCCATTTTATGTATCCTCTTCCCATGTAAGGGATGCGCTCATATCTGCACCTGCTGCACTGGGCACATTCATTGAAATTGTTAGTGTCTCACCAGGTAAAATAAGATTATTAAACTCGTTCGTACCACCGGATGCAGATGAACCTATTACGATAGCCGCTAAAAGCTCGCCACCTGATACCGTTATAGCACTAGTTTCCACTTCAGCAATTGACCCGACTTTATCCACGTATGAAAAATTAGTTTCTGAGGCAAAGACTGCATTCTTTCGGATTTGAACAACTGCGCCCTTATTCCCATCAGTAAATGCAGATATTGCCATCGGTATAATTCGACCCAAATTAACTTTATCCCCAAACACCTCACGGCACCGGATAGAAACTATATTTGTTGCTGTTGTTCCTACTCCTGCCTCGGTATTGAACGCAGAACGGGTAGCTTTTATTTGTTGTCGCTCCCCTTGGTTAAACGCCGATGCTTCTGTTCCTGATACGCCGTGATCTGTTGTATTGCCTAAGTTACTAACCGCCCAAGTGATTCTAAACGAGGTGGATGCAAACATCGGAGTTGTTTCAACATTGGTGTGAACTTTTCTATGTACCAATACATATAAACCCGTTTCACCGTCTTCAATGTAATAATCTACGCTACCATTATGTACTATCTTGTATCGATTAAGCTTTGACGGGTCTAGCGGCATATCTAATGTGGCTTGCTCGCTCCAATCTGCCTGCTTTATGAATTCCTGTGCTCTTATCACTCCATCAGCCACTTGTGACCATGAAGCAACTGCCGAACCAGGACTTGAGAATGAAAATGAACCCGTTTCTGGAGCTGCAAATATAGCCCTAGCAACTACTGTGTCGCCGTTTTGAGTGAAGTTATATAATGGCACTTGCGAGTTAAGGCTCTCTGCTATTTCAAATGCATTGTGTGCTTCTGTTCCTGCCGTCAGTGGCACTGTGTAACCTGTTCCGTCAATGGTAACTGTAGTGCTTTCCGCGCCTCCTGCTTGCGTTGTTATCGTCAACTCTTCAATGATAACCTTGCCGCCATGCTGGAAGAATACGCCGAATTCAATACCTTCATAGCCGAAGAACATCGAATCACTTGCGCTCGATGGGCCTGCAACCTGCCTGCTATCTGCCAGCCCAGCGTCAAACCTCGCTGTGAATATGACTTCTGAACCCTGGCCTGGTCTTGATATGATTTGCCTATCAGTGAAGATAGCCGCAAGCCCCGCCGAACCTGTTCCGCTTGTCACTGTGAATTGACCATCTTCCACAACAGCAGTGCCACCGGAAACAATTGTCCTAACTTCGCTAGTGGTATTATATTCAGCGCTGATTTGTATTTCAGGGTCGCGCTGTGCAACCTGCAATTCATCAAACGCCGTTTTAAGTAAGTCTTGTTCAAAGAAACTCATATTATCGACCACTCATTAGCGTCTATTGTGTAAATTAAATGAGGCGAGCTATATCTAACGCCAATTGTCTTGGTTGTTGCGCCATCGATTGCGCCCACCACTTTCACGCCACCTGCATTCTGTCGCTTTATATGCACTTGCTCGCCATCATCAGGGTTAGCATTTAGCGTTATTGTTATCGCTGCGGTATTGGTACATATAAGTATCTGGTTGCCAGTTGTTGTGAAGTTTGCGTTAGCTGTAATTACCTCTAAAACTTCCGAAACCGGAGCCTGTACAGCCATTTCTTGACTGACTTCTAGCTCTTCAGCTAATTCATCGACATTAGACGTTTGTATGCCTGGCTCGTATAGCTCGCCTATCTGCGACTCTGCAATAGCGTCATCGCCACCACCCGTTCTAAGCCATATGTCATGTTTCCAGCGGTTGTCGTACTCATACCACGCCCTGACTTCAGGGTCTTTTAAGAACCCATCAGGTATTGGATACAGAAACGGGTCAACTTGTACAACCATTAGAAACCAGCCTCGCGTAATTCAATTGATGCACCATGAATCGATATGAAAACAGGATCACTAACACGCATCTTTATAATAATTTCGTAAGCTGAAGCCATGTAATAAACGGTAACTTTCTCGCGTGCCTCACCTTGCCTGCCTAATTCCACAGAACCCATAGGATCAAACGACTTTCCACCATCTAATGAGGCGTAAAACATAGCCTGTGGCTTTTCACCTTGGCCAGTAATAAGGCCAACACCGGTTTCCATAATCACGGTAAAGGATGACATCTCAATACGGTTACCAGTTGGGCTGACAATAGGAGGGCTTACACGCTCGTTTATGATGACTTGGCCATTGTCGGTAAAAGTATCAACATCCAACTCTAAGACGTTACCACCATCAGCTATAAGCTTCTTACCGTATGCTTCAGCGTATGACGTTCCTATATATTGATTTTCATCGGCACCGGTGGACAGTTGAAACCAAGCGTTACCCGTTTCATTGAATGCCCACGTCTTGCCCTCAGTCGGGAATGAGATTATATAGAAATACATCCCCTCGATATTCGCAACAGATGCGCGCGCGTCATCAGATACATCATAGCTCTGGAATTCTGCGGCTATTGCTGGTGGTGTTGCTGGTTGTGGTTGAGTACCTGAGAACCTATAAACCGTTCTGTCAGTGCCTAGGAAATATACAAAGTCTGTGCTATTGGCTACAGAGTAAACAGCAGCCAAACCTATTTGCATGGTTCCGCCCTGGACCCTATCAACTGGCGGGTTGCCTGTGCCTGAGTTGTACCAAGTCTCTACTGTGCTTACATCACCAAAGGGAAATATTCGTTCATTGAATGCGTAAACTCGTATTGTGTCATCAGGTGCGCTTTCAGCAGTGGCAAAGTTATTCGGAGCAATCGAACCAGGAACACCGAAGTCGGAAACCTGAAACTGACCACCGTCAGAATCATTGATCATTAGGTTATTAAGGAACGTAACAGAGTTACCAGGTTTTAAATCGCTGTCGGTTAGCTCGGTCAATACGTCAGCAGTGACCAAATAGTCTTGGCTACCCGTGGCAATTCGCATCGTAGTGCCGTTATCAGCGAAGATACAGGGCTTATTACCTTGAATGAAACCCAAGTTTGTTTGCTTGCCTACTAAATCTATTTTAAACAGCGTATTAGTTGTGACCTTGTACAATTCTTTAGCGAATACATGCATTCCACGGTCAACGCCACCGGCAGTAGAGAACGATTTAGAACCTGGCCAGCTGGTCATTGCTGCCTCAGTCTTACCAGTAGGCACAAACTCAGGGATCATATTCATTGTCACTTGACTAGATAATGATCTAGACCTATGAGCGTATGATTGCCCTACGAAATTTACCGGTACGGCTTGGAACGTCAAGGAGTTGACCCCTCTACACGCATCTTAGGAGCTGGGCCATAGCGACCTTGCTTGTATCGCTTATTAATGCCCTGGATAATCCCGAAGAACTTCCGCTGATAATTGGCCTCGTTCTCGGTATCGTTCGCCCATCCAAATAATGCAGTCAATGCACCGTATAAATAGGCAGAAGGATGGTTGGTTAGAACTATATTAGTAGGATTGGCCGCGCTCAATGGAGTGGGTATGGCTGAATACTGCATGTCTACCGTATAAGTAGAATCAGGCACTCGGTCAAACTCTAATTGTGAGGTAACAGTAAAGAATCTAGGTTGACCGCTCGCGCTTTGGATGGCCATTTGATCTGGAGCCATGTATTGAACGTCACAACTACCACCGCCGATATTAAGCTTAAGCCTACGCATAGTTATAAAGCCATCAGGAAGGGCTAGGAACCTGGTAGGGCCTGTAGTCGCTTCCGCTCTAGTCTCCATCTGCCGTAACTGCAAAGGGAAATCAGGATTGGCATACATAGCCTCTTCAGCTAGCACAATGAAATCATCTATCCTATTAGAGATATCACCGCGATGTGAAAAGTCTATAATCTGAGTCTTTAAATTAGCAAACGTATCTAAAGCCATTGTTAATTACTCAATCAATAGGGGTTACTGTGATTCGCTGCGCTGCCGTTAGTTGTAAGTGTGCAATATGGGACAGTCCCAACACATCAAGCGCTAGTGGTGCGTCATGTGAAACGATAATGCTTGAGGTTGTAGCTGTTGCGCCGCTTAGTCCTGGCAATACATAGGTAGCACCCTCAACAGTTATTAAAACTTTTTCAGCTTT